CGCTGCACCTTATCCGATATGCTGGCGAGGTCCGGCGCACCATCCAAGGCGCCGATCACGTCATCTGCCCGCTGAGCCGCTTTCGCAACCGCTTCCCGCCACTGCGCAGAGGCTTCCCCTGCTACGGATCGCGTCATTCCGACAGCCTCTTTGACCATATGATGATCAGAGAAAACATCTGCCGGAACATCAATGCCAAGACGTTGCGCCGCCGCCATTGCGTCGGGGTTTATCTTCGCCGCCTTGGCTAACTCAGCCGCCGCCTTTGCGCTCCCCATTCCGGAAGTTGACGCCTTGCGCACCAACGCACCCAACGCTTCCGGCGTCATATCGACAGCCTGTGCCGGTAGCGCCTTCGCCGTCGCCGTTACGGGCGGCTCAACCCGCGCCGGAACGCCCGCAGCCGGGGCTTGAGCCGGAAGGTCGAAGCGATTGGCCGCAACCCCGCCAGCCATGCCACCGGCCAGCGCCGCCGCAGTCGATGCTATCGGACCGGCCCCAGCCTCTTGCGCCGCCTGCCCCGCTGCGCCCGCGCCAAGACCGCCAGCCACCTGAGAAACAGGCCCGGCCCCAAGCATCTGCCCCGCCGCCGTGGCAACTGTGCCGCCCAGCTTGGCAATGGCTGGCGCAACCCCAACGCCGCCGATAGCCCCCGCCGCGCCCTCTTGCGCCGCCGATAGGACACGCTCCACACCCGTCTGCGGTGTTGGCATACCAAGCGCGGTCATGCCCTGCGACGCCTGATCCCGAAGCTGCTGAATATCGGTGCCAGCGACCGTGTTAATAAGCGCCGCCGCCGGATCGTAGACAATACCGCCCAACGATGCCAAGCCCTGCCCAACAGCCCTTGCGCCAAGCCCAAGACCCCGCAACGCCTGCCCGCCAATCGTGGTTGGCTTCTCAGGTTCCGGCGGCGCATCATCCTTGGGCTGCGCATCAGCCGGAAAGCTGATTTTCCCCATCTGCATGTCGCGCTCGTAATCCCGCGCCTCGTCTTCGGTCATTTCGCCGCTGACATACGCCCGGTAAATATTAGCCTCCTGATCCGGCGAGAACGGCTTTTCATAGATCGAAACGTCGGGGATACTGATCCGGCCAGACATTACGTCCGCCTCATAAGCCCTGATTTCATCGGCAGACATTTCGCCATTGATATAGGCGCGATAGATGTTTTCCGCCTGCGTCGGGGTAACATCAACCCTATCGGCCAGCGCCCCGCGCTCCGGGTATGCGTCCTCATTCTGCCCGCGAGGCCCGCCTCCTGACACGTTCAAATCCGCAAGATCAATCTTGCCGCCCATCAGCCTTTCCGCGCGAGAAATATGCGGCCCGAACTGGTCCCGAACCTTGTCTTGAACAGTGCCGGGCGCACCACCGGCAGCGGTGTCAGAGGCGTTGTAGCGCCCCGGACCGCCAGCGTTTACAATGCTGTAAGCGTCAAGCAACCCCATGCCGGGCTTCCACCCGCTAGCGCGAAAATACTTGACGACCGCGCCATCTTTTCCAAGCTGGCTTTTGAGCGGGTCGTTCCAATCGACGCCATAACGCTTGGCCTGCGGTTCCCCAAACTGAATAAGCCCGCGATGTTGGCCCCATTTAGTTGTCGGGCCGCGCTTTGTCGGGCTGAACGTGCCTGCGGTTTCATAACTGATAATCGCGGCAAGCGTGGCAGGCTCCATTCCAAGCTCTGACGCCGTTTCGTTCAGAAGGTCGCGAAATTCTGCGGTATTGCTCAATTCCCCGCGCCCCCATATTTGGAATAAGTCGTTTTCCCTGTCGGTTGCGTGTTTATTGCCGATCCGCTGGCCCGCGTTGCCCGTTCAAGCGCCGTTGTCAGGATGCCTCTAAGTTCCCGCAATGCCCCCGAATATGCCTCTGTCGATTGCGCCCGATCAAGCTGCGCCATTGCGGCCGTAGCCGCCTGCCCTTCGCGCTCAGTGATCGAACCGCCGCCCTTGAGGCTTTCAAACGCTGCCAGAAACGCCTGCCCAGCGACCTGTTCGGTCTTTGCCAGAAGGTCTATGCCTTCCTGAGATTGCGCCCACTTTGGCCGCATGGCGTCGAACCGCCCAGTGATGCCCTCAAGGTTCGGGTCGCTCAGGATCGAATCCAGAAGGTCGATACTTGATTGCGCCCGTTGCGCGTCGGTATTCGCTCCGGCGATTGCTTCACCAAGGGCCGCGCCTGTCTTCGCGCCGATTGCTGTTTCCTGCGCCGCCGCCCGTCCAAGTGCAATGTCAGCGCCAAGCGTCCCCCCGCGCTCCTCGGCCTTGATGCCCCCGCGCTGCTCGCGCTCGGCCTTGAGGCTTTCATCAATTGCTGTCTGAGCCTGCCCCGGATCAATAGCCCGCCCCGTCCGCGTATCCTGCAATACCGTTGTTCCATCGCGCATTGTCAGTCGCAGAACGTACGGGCCAACGGCCTCTTGAGATTGAACGGTTGTTCCGGTTCCCTGCCCCAACGCTGCCCGCGCCGCGTCCGGGTCAATAGAAGTCAGCGCAACGCCCATCATTGTGATCGCCGCGTCAGGGTTGCTCTTGACCATATCAATGCTAGCCCGCGCCGAAGCCGCGCCAGCCGCATCGCCGGACGCTTCCGCCGCATCGGCGTAATCTTCCATCAGTGAAACGGCAAGATCGGTTTGCCCGGCGCGAAGCGCGGCAATACCTTGCGCAAGAACAGGTGCCGCCGCCTTGCGCTGACCTTCTGACAGGTTTGCAATCCCCTGCTGCGTTGCGGCGAAGTATTCAGGAAATTCCGCATTGAGCGCGGCAATATCGTCAGCAGTTGCGCCGCCCGGCTTTGACGCCACTTCCCCAAGCGCGGCTTGATACGCCTGCGCCCGCCGCGCCTGAGTTTGCCGCTGCTGCGCCTCAATGGTTTCCGTTCCCGCCTGGGCAGTCCTCTGTTGCGCTTGCACGACCTCATAGGGCTGCAATTGAGCGTTGTACTCTTGGGCCTGTCGCTGTCCTGCGATGCCAACCTCCCCCGCCTCAAGGCCTTGCGCCCCCTGCTTCATGGCTAGCCCGTGAAGCTGCTGCGCCCGGTCTTCGCGGCTCTTATTCATGCCGATTTCCTGCATTCCCTGATAGCCCTTCAGGAACGATGCAAGCGGGTCCGCGATTGTAATGTCATATCCGGCCATTAGAACAAGCTCCCGCCCATAAGACTTGGGTTTTGCAAATAAGCGCCATACAGGCCCGAAATATTGCCGATCCCGCTATTGATAGCGTTGCCCGTCGATACCGCCCTGTCAGCCTGCGCCTGTCCGATGTTGCTGTATGCGCCGGAAATGTTATTCGCCATGCTTTGCGCGGCAACACCAGTGCCTGCGGCGGCGTTTTGGCCCATAGCCGCCAGCCCGGACAGGTTGCCATATTGCTGCTGTACCATGCTGTTTAGCAGTTGCGGGGCATATTGCCCCAACGCCGCCTGAGTATTCCCGCCCCGAAGCCCGCCGGTCGCGCTGGCGTTTTGCAAAATGGCATTCTCGCCCTGAGCCAGAGCCGTTTGATATGCCGCGCCTTCCTGAATGCCTGTGATTGATTGCTGCTGTGCCTCATTGCCCCGAAGCCCAAGCATATTGATCATCTCAGACATGCCCGCCCGCCCGTTGGCAACGTAAGGCTCAAGCAACCCCTGCACCTTGTCAAACTGTCGCCTCTGCTCTGCAATAGACGCATACTGCGCCTCGGTTTCGGCAGACGCAGCGCTTGATGCCGCCTTAGCCCCGACAAGGGATGATCCGACAGAAGCGCCTGCAAGCGCAATAATGGGGCTAGGCATTTGGGAATTCCTTTTGGTAGTCTTCGAACGTCTCGCCGTACATAGACAGCGCCCGAAGGGCTAAATCACTCGACGGCCCATGCACCAAAGCAGCGACAAGGCATACAACGTCATAATACCCGGCCCGCCAGACGAAAGACCGCTCGTCAGCCCTGTTGCTGCGCTCCGCCAAGTCAGAAGCCTGCCACTTCAGAACGGCCTGCATAATCGCCGGAAGCAACCATGACGAATGCGCCTGATAAAATGGGTTTGCGGGCATACGAACAAGGGCGTTCAGAATTGCGTTGTCCAGATCGGCGCGGGAAACCGCGTCCCCGTCTGCAAAATCGTCAAAAACCTGAATTACCTGCCAAACCGACACAAGCCAATCCGACGCCGGTTGCGGCAGATTAAGGATTGCGAAGGACTGCTTTAGGATTTCTTCGGGGGTCTCAGCCATTAAACACCTTGCTAAACTGCTGGGCGCTGTCGGCTGCTGGTATCCTCGACAAGCGCAACAATACAGCAATCCCTATGTTATTACAACACCAGTTGCACGGAACACCACCGCGTCAGCATGGGTGCTTTTTGCAAAGAGGCTGTACCCATCTTCGATTGCCTGTCCCGTGATTTCAGAGCAAAGATAGCTTTCACCCGGCCTGATCCGCACCTCGTGCATCACCGTTGCGGCTGCGTCAACTGACTGCGCGATATACATCGTTACCCTCGCATCAGCGGCACCCGTGTTAACCAATACCGCCGCATCAATGCGCGTTGTCGCTGTTGCGGTGTATTCCGCAACAGTCGCCACAGATAGATAATGCGCCTCGCAAAGCGCCCGCGTCGTTACCGTCACGCCAATTCCTCCGCGATGAAGTTCAAGTTTTCAACGACGATGCTGCTATCGTCGCTCTGGTTTTCCGCCCATATCTCCACATAGTCGCCCTGATCCATCTGGAATACGCCCTGCAATGCAAGGTTATCGGCACGACCGCCGGGGCCAGAGTTCATCATGACCTCAGTCTCCGTGACCACCGCACCGTTTACCGCCAGATAAAACGCTATATCTTTGTTGGCGCTTGCCGTGAAGGACGCCGTTGCAAACCCCTTAAAGTACCGGCTGACGCCTCGGTCATAGGTTGCCCGGTTGTCTGTCGCTGTGAACCCCTGAGTGATAGAGACCGCAGTCGTCGCGCCAAGAACCTTTGCTGGGGTATCAACCGCCGTGAATTCGGTATCAGTCGCGCCACCGGTAATGTAATAGCTGGCAAGATTGATCGTATTCAGGATGCCCTTACACCCCTTCACAAAGGCGTAAACGCTCGTCGCGTCGATACCGTCCAGATATGCCCCTGCGCCGGAAAAGTTGCAGTTCGTCAGAATGAAACTTTCATCAGGGATGACCGCCGCCGGGTCAACTTGAATACCCGTCCCGCCAGCGAGGACGACATGGGCGCAATCAACATTGCGAAAGCGCCGCGTAATCACGCAGTCAGCATCAAGCAAGACAGACGGCCCGGCCCCGTCATTTGAAAAGAGCGTATCGCGGAAAGACACTGTGCCGATCTCGCCTGAGAAAACCAACCCGCTGCAATTCAAAAACGCCATGCTTGATGAAACGAAGTTGCTGTACCCGTTGATCGTTCCAACGTCGCTTGAATTTGCAAAGTTCACCCCGAACCAATCAATAGCCGTTGCGCCAGACCCGGACCCGTCAAGGTCAAGGATCGTTTCAGCTTCTAGCGTGATGTTCCGCATGATCAGCGTGTATTGCGACGAAATAAGCGCCGCCCCGGAAAGCCCCGATGACAGAAGCCGTGAGTTCTCAGACGACCCGCCAATGATTACTGAATTAACCCCGCCGACAATCCTGCCCCCGGCCAAATCAACATCCCCGATGACCCAATAAGTAACGCCATCCGCCAGCGCAATGACGCCGCCGATAGCCTCTGGAAAGTCGTATTTGTCACAAACAAATATCAACCCGTCACATGAAAGCCCCCGAAGCGCGGCGTTCACACGGTCAACAATCCCGGCAACGCCACGAACCGGTGCATCCAGCGCGGCGGCAACGTCACCATGCATCGACGCAATCTCTGTTGGCGTCGTGACCCCGACCACGCGAAACAACTGCTCAAAAGCCCTGATCATTTCAGGGTCATTGCCAACGGCTCTGGCAATCTGCTGCCGGTTTGGCGTTAGGGGTGTCACCATGCCAGCGGCTCCATTCTCGCCTCAAGCCGCGATACAGCAATGGGTGACGCGCTGTCACCCTGAAAGCGCTGAATACGGAAATTTCCCATATGGCCTTGGGCAAGCCATCGCGCCCTCTGGCCACGCGCACCCGCCCCGCCAATGCTGATGGTCTTGGGCTGCGACCACGCCACCCCATCGACGCTATAACTCGTTGACACTTTCGGCACCACGCCAGCAGAAGCCACTCCGAACAGCCCGACTAGTTCCAATTCGTGAAACAGCGCCCCCCGGTTTTCATTGTAAATGACCGGCGTTGCAAATTCCCAACGAACCGCCGCGCCGTAATGCGTCCCGACAGACCGATCAAGCCTGCCCAACTGCATTGCAACAGGGTCGCCAACCGTCCATGCACCATTTGCCCAGACGTGATGCTTGCCCCGGTATCGCTCGAAGCTTATCGCTGAAGAAGTCAGGGTGTACCATACAGGGGCGGACATTGCCACGGATGCCGCCGCATCATAACAAAGGCACCGATCGGGCAGGTGGATCATCAGCGTTTCATGTCCGCGATGCGTCTTTACCTCAGTAAATACGCCCTCGAGCTGCTGATCCGTGTAGGTTGCTAAAACCTCGTCAATCTCAGCCGTTGCCAGTTTTTGCGATGTGCCATTGGTGCAAAGCCAAACGCTAGGCACCTCATTACGACCGCCCCCGACAACCGCTATTGCGTCCGAAATAACGCAAGCCCCATGCGTCCCGACCGCGCCCTTGTGAACCTGAGCGCCCTCCACACGCTGAAACGGGAACCCCTCGCCACCAACGTTGTTAAAGGTCTCGATGGTGTACCGGTTAACGGCAGCAATCTCATTGCGAACCTTCAAAACAGCGACTACAGGATCAGGGTCAACCTCCGAAGACCCGTATTTCAGAGGGTTTACCGAAAACGGGTCATTCAACTCGGTGACGACCAGAAACTCACCGTCTGTCGTCAGGAAATACCCGTCTATCCAAACCACATCCAAGACCGTTCCAATGTCGCTATCTGTCACCTGCGCCAGCGTTGATCCATCGTACAAAAACAGATTGCCCCCTGACGCTACCGCCAGATAGTCGAACCCGTAAACGAGCGTCACGTCTCCGCCGTTGCCCACGTCTCCGATCTCGGTATAAAGTCCGCTTTCGTCTACAGAAATCAGCTTTGACCCGCACACCCGGTACAGTGCGCCATTCCACAACACCCCGCCACGCGACAGGCCTGGGGCGCTACCGGTTCGGGCTATGCCGTCCGCAAGCCGCAAGTTGCCTTCGCTGATGCCGGTACTCTTTGGCGTCGGCTCCATATTGACGGGGTACGATGTGCGCCATGCGCCATCTGGGCCTGCATAGATGCCGCTGACGATAGGTATCTGCATTCACGCCACCCGATACCACACCTGCCCCGAACCGTCGTAGCGCAGCGTAAAATGCCCGCCCGCCGTCAAAGCTGTTGGAGCGCCGACAGTGCTGCCCGTGATGGTCAGCGCCGTTACAATCTGCGTGCATGAAACGCTTACCTCGTCCCCGTGGCTGGCGCTTGGCAGCACAATCGTTCCCGACGCATAAGTTGCAAGCGGACTAATGATAAGCCACCCGACAGCCGCCGTGATGCTGAAACCCGTGGCCGTTGGGGTTGAGTATTGCGTTGTCAATGCAGGTGCTGCAATCGCCGCCGCAAGGTCGCCAACAGAACAACTGCGCTCCGATCCGTTCGATGTATCCCAAACGCGCAACCGGTCAGCCGAAGCAACCGCGTCGATCTCGTTCAGGTCAATAATCTGTGCCAACGTCATAGCCCCCAATGTTGATAATCCTGTCCGTCGGGTAATTGCCGGCCCCGGCAGTGGTGTAGAAGTCATCCATCATCCGCCCTACAACCCTCACCTGACCCCTGAGAATGGCGTTAAGCCCGCTCTTGGCCGCAGTCATGGTAGCAGGCATGACCTGTCGCCCAAGTCCCGGCGCAATGCGCAAGGCAAGGTTGGCATATACCGCCCCGATGTATTTGTCAGGAATATTGCTGTCCTGATCCAGCGAAGAAAGGTCCGGCCTCGACGCCATCGGATAGCGCAGAAATATATCGTTCCCGTCCCATTCCGCGACCATTGCATCCAGAACGCGCAACGCGCCCTGCAACTGCTCCGGCTGCATGTCAAAAGTGTAATCCGCAAAGCCGATCTCTGAATAGGCCTGCTGAATTATTTGCCGCTTCGTCCAACTCATTCCGCCAACCCCTCTGCAAAGTAATGGGGGCGAGTTTCCCCGCCCCGATTTTGGTTACTGGTTCGCAACGACAATGCCGATCTTTTCGGGATCGACAGCTTCCGCCGCAAAGTAGGTATGGAATCGGAATTGCGTTTTTCCGGTCAGGTGGTTGAAGAAATACGACATAGTGAGCGGCGCACCGTTCGCCGTGGTCGCAGTCATCACCTTTGCACCCTGATCGGTCGGGAAGTGCAGGCGCGAGTATTTCAACTGGATAGCGTCACCAGTGAAAAACAGGTTTGCCGGTTTCGTCGCGTTGTTGACGAACGTAACCGCCGCAGAGTTCGCAGCCGCAATCGTGACGTTTTGGTACGGGCCAGAGGCAACGATTGCCGGTGACACGGTAAGCGAGGTGCCGCCACTTGCAGAAGCCAGGACACGGAAGGTCTGAAGCTCGCCGGTGTCTTCCTTCGTAATCATGTGAACCGAATTCACGTTGGCGATCGTGAACACGTCACCGGCCTTGATGTTGGCGACGTTGGCACCCTGAACCGTCAGCGTCATCTGGCGGTTGTCAACGGGGACGCCGTTTGCATCCTTGGCAACAACCGTATGCGACTGCGCCCCGTTGATCGTGGTGCCGGTCACGGTCCCCTTGATCGTCAGGTTCTTCAGGTTGTCGGTGCGGTGCGTTTGGAAGTTCGCAATGCCCGGAACAATCGAACGCTCGTAAGCGCCCTTCGACCAATCCCCGATATAGGCCTTGCCGCCAAGATCAGCCGAAACCGCCTGATAATCGGTTGCGTTCAGAAGAAGCCGCCCTTGGCTGTTGCTGATGCCGCGTTGGATCATGGAAGTTTCAGCCGACTGGCCAAGGTTCCATGTGAAAGAGCCGGTAGCAAGCTTGACGATGGTCGCCCGGTCAACGGCCCGGTTGTAAAGCGTGGTATCAATGGTTGCCGCCAGACGTTGCGCAGCGGCCTCGCCTTGCTTGCGCATGACCTGCTCGTCGCGCATTTCCTTGGCGTCCATCGAATACTTGACGTTCTGCGGGTCTTGGAACACCAGCGGCACGGCACGGCTGATAACGTCCATGTCGGTTTCGCCGGAAATATCCAGCCCCGATACCGTGGATGCGTGGTAATTCTGGCGAACGTACATCACATCGCCGCCGCGCTGGGCGTCGGTAGGGTCAAGCGTCTCCTTGTCGACCATTTTTGACAGGACGGTCATAGCGTCGAATTTCTCGACGAACTCCTCCCACATAATGTCGATAGTCTTCAGTGCAGAGTTAGCCATTTAAGGTTATCCTTTTGCTTTTCGCTTTGCGGCGAAATATTCGGTATAATCACCGCTGGCCTCGGCCTTTTCGCGGAGCTTATCCAGTTGTTTTGATGTACCGGCAACAGCGCCGCCAGATACTGACAGGCGCTTTTCCGGCGCGGGGGGTTTTTTGGTGTTTGACACGTTCAGCTTTCCTTCAAGCCTGACAATTTCCGCAATGAACCGTACAGGGTTTTTGATCCCGGCAAGCCGCGCCGCAAGGTTTGGCTTTGTCCCGAGCGCATAGACGACAAGCTCCGGTCGCTCCGCCGCATCAATCAACATGCCGCGCTGCTGGACGGAAAGAACCTCATCCACAGTCGCCTCTGCATCATCGAAATCAGCCGCGCCGAGGGTTGCCTTGCGGGTGTTATACCCGGTCTGGCGCTCCTCAAATTCGCGCTGCGTTGCTTCCCGCTCGTCCTGCTCTGCCTTCTTCGCAGCGTCGTGGGCTTTCTTCTGGTCTAACCAGACCTCCATGCCCTCTGCGAATTTGGCTTCGTCAAAGTCGAAATCCTCGGCCTTCGGACGCGGGGGAAGTTCTGCGGTTTTCTTCGCCGCGCTTGCCTCTGTCTTTTCACGCTCAAGGGTTTTCGCCCGCTTTTCAGCCTCACGCAATTTCTGGCGCAGCGTACGGATTACCGGGGTTTCAGGCTCCTTTTCCTGCTCCGGTTCGCCGTCGTCGTCTTCGCCTTCAATCGTAAGCGTAAAGCCGGTTCCTTCGTCTTCGTCTTCATCGTGACCCTCAACATCGCCAGCCGGAATTTGCTCAGCAAGTTCTGTTTCGTCGTCTTCGATCATATCAGCCATTGTCAACACCTTCACTCATGCCTTGCTGCGGTGGCATGGGAACCGCCTCTCTCAGCTTCATGGCGGCGTTCAAAGCCGCGTCCCGCTGGTTAATATTGATCCCCGCAAGCGTCTCGGCAGTCCTGGCTTGCGTGTATTCTGTATCCGCAACCGCCTTGGCCGTATCGGCTTGGGCCTTGATCGCGTTAGCCTTGGACTTCTCAGCCTCGGCCATAAGGTAAAGCTCTTGCGCCCCAGGCTCTGGCGTCTGCACTTGCGCGGCTTCCTCTTTGTCGTTGTCTGTCGGCTCCTCAACGCCCATCTGAACAAGCGCCTTGCGGAAGTATTCGCGCAGACCGCCGATCCCCTCACCCTCGAGATTGCGCCCGATGGTTGCGAGGATGACTTTCTGATCTGACGGGTCAGCGACAAGCGGCAACATGCTGCCAAGCGTCCGCACAGTCGCAGACCGCGCCGAAGATGAAGTTGCACCAACGTCAACTGCCACTTCAAACCGGGCTTCCGCCATGTCGTTCTTTGCGACCATGCCTAGCTTACTGTCGACTGCCTGAGTGTTGATCCGATCCCATTCCACCTGGTCCTGATCGTCTACGACCTTAACGCGGCGGTTCTTTTCGACGTACACATCCCGCGCCATTGCCAGCCAAATTGCGCCGCAGCGCTTCATGGATTTTGCAAAGTTCGACATGTACAGGTAGACCTGCCGATCAAGCCGGGTCTGCACCAGTTCAATCGCCTTACCGGACACGTTGGCGCTATACTCGTCGCCCTGATCCTGATTGCCCAGAATGTCCGCCGTGTATTGGTCTGATACCTGCAACAGCGCCGCCAGTGCCTGCGGAACCTGGGGGGCCGTTTTCATGCCAACCGGCCCGGCCGCGACAGGGTTGCCGCTTGCATCAGTCACCGGGTTAATCAACAGATAGGCGTAGTTCTGTACGCTGTCATCCTGCCAATAAAGTTCGTTGCCCGCCATTTGCTCGGGCAGGAAAATCGGCTTGTCAACTCCGCCACTGGCGCTAATCGACGCCAGCATAGAAAGCTGCATGTTTTTAAGCCGCTGCATGTCCTTGGCTTTGCGGACCATACCCATCCAATGCTCTGCGCCCTCGATAAACGCGCGTTCGCCGTAGAACGGAACAATCGGGATCTCCGTCCCCGCGATAATGCCGCAATCCTCGAGAACCCGCGACCCGGACATGATATATTTGTGAACCTGCCGGACCTTCACCGTCTTTTCGCCAGACAGCACAAAGCCACGGGCCGCAAGTTCCGCCTCGTCGTCTTCGGTCAGGTCTGCTTCAACGCGCTTTTCCGTTTCGCCCGTGATGCCTGTGTATTTCAGGATTGTGCGCTTGGCTTCCTCGATTGCGAAATATTCCGCGATGAAAACCGCATCAGGTCGCGACCACAGAAAGCCGCCAGTCCAGTTTTTAGTAACATCGGCAGGCCAGCTTGACGGGTCTTCGCCGTATTCCAATTCATAGGCTTCCGGCGTCATGCTCGTCAGGATAAACCCAAAGCCCGCATCCGACTTGTCGTAACGCTTGGCGTTTGGATCAAAAAACACCCTCTGGTCAGCCTCATAAATCGGCTCAAACGTTATCCGCTGCCTGTCGTCGTCGTCGTCGCACTCATCGACGTATTCAGTCGACATCCGCCATGCCGCGAAGCCGCCCCCAATGCCCTCGATAAAGGCATTGTCAAAAGCCTCTTCAGCTTGGCTATCTTGCGCGTCAGCCCGGAACAGCCCGTCGCACAGATCGGCAAGGTCGTCGTGTTCGTCCCCGTCCTTGCTGATGAAATCAACAGTAATTCGGTTTTCCCGGTATTCTGTTTCGGCCCGCTTAACCTGCTTGTGAACCCCGTCCGCCTCAAGCTTGATCCGGTTTTTAAACTGCTCCCCGATTGCGCCATCCCATTGCGCCCCGGCGACGGTGTGGAACTTTCTGTCGATCATCGACACGTCACGCTGATCTTCTGTTGCCGAAAACGACAGCCCGAACGAGCGCAGCGCCTGCGAATGAACGTCTTTCAGCCGGTCTGTTTTGTTCTGACGCGCCATACCCTGCCCCGTTACACCTGACGCCATGCGACGTTGCCGCCCGTGACGCGGTAAGCCTCGTTCAGCGCCACGCCATCAGCGGCGGCGGCAGCGTCGTTCGCATATGGGCCGGGGAACGCAATTCGGACCTTGCCCGTCCCCTTGCCCGTGATCTTGATCCCTGCGTTTGTATCCCCCCCAAACGGCGCAATTATAACCGCCTCGCCGGTCAGGGCTGGCGTCAGCGAAACCCCGTTTACCGCCGCCGACATATAGTCGACCTTGAACAGGTTAAACTCAGGCGTAACGCCCTCACCGATGATGAACGCGGCGTCATTGAACGTCATTCGCCAGCGCGTATCGTTGCTTGATACTTGAGAGTAAAGCCGCACCGCCTCGGCCTGCGATCCGGCAATTGAGCAAGTGCCGGTGCCAGTGCCAACACCTGTTGCTGTGAAGGCAACACCCACGGTATTGCTTGCCGCGCCTATGGCGGTCCAATCTGTCGTCCCAACCGTCTGGATAATGTAATAAACGCCCGACGAGGTGGCAGTAGCGGCGACGACCTGCGCCGACAGCGAATACCAACTGATCCCCTGATCGTATTGCATAGCAATGGCGCGGGCGTACCCCGTGGCGACGGGTGCTGACTTATCGTCTGCCATGCCGCGCCGCATGATGCTGTTGCGGAAGTTGATCCCGGTATGCGCTACCGCGCCATTGTCGCCCATTTCAATGAAAGCGTCGATTGCATAGGATCGGCCAAAGATCGAAGCATCGGAACCCGCGCCCATAGCGAGGTTAATGACCTGACCACGGCGAACGATGTTATATGGCGTTGCGCCACCGCGCGGCGATGGACCGGCAAGGTTTGCCGCCTCAGCCTCAATAGTTGACGTGCTATCGGCATTAACGTGGCCTTTGACCGCATCGACATACAGCCCCCAGCCCTTATTTCCGCCGCTATAGTCATTCATTACCGCGAAGATTCCGCCGATGCCAGACGACAACCCAGACGACCGAGCCACACCAGACATTGCAGCGCCGCCGGTTGTTACCCACGCGCATCGAGAGAAGTCTTCGAAGTAATCCCACTCGTCGATTGTAGTGCTTGGCAGGGCGTCAACAGAAAAACCTTGGAGCCATGATCCGCCGGTGACACTCCCGTCCGATTGCCCGCCGTGCGATGCAGCGTTGCCGCCGAACTGCCTGCCGTAATTGCGCTGAACCTGCGGGGGTGTTGCCCCGTTGGTAAAGAAACTGTCGGACGACGTGCCCGGATAAACCAGAGCGTAATTGACCCAAGACATGCGCGGCCCCTTGCAAACTTTGCAAAGTTATACCACGGCTTTGCAAAGTTTGCAACTATCTGCCAGACATGGGCGTATTCATGGGGCGAGGCGGTTGAGGTGGCGCGAGAACCTTCTTAACCATCGCCGGAAACAGGTCAGTAAACGCCCATACAAGCGCATCAACCCTGTCGGGCGAGAACCCAAGGCTTGCCCGATCCATGTCGATTGTGAACAGGCACATCTGATCCTCCAGATCGGGCAATTCCTTCGCGTGGCGTATTTTTCCTTGCTCGTACAGCGCGGCTACAGGCTCGGCCCTCACATGCTTGGCGCGGGTTGCCGTTACCTTGTGTACGGGGATAACGCGGCCCTTTGACGCCGCCTTAATCATGCTTTCAACCATGTCGCCGCCTTGGTTCACCTCACACACGATGCAATCCGCGTCGTAGGTGTCGTAAAGCGAAACGGCCCTCCGCGCCCATTCCTCCGGCCTGTATTTGCCGCTTTCGTCTTCCAGTACATAGCCCCGCTTTGCCGCGTCGATGCCCGCGACCACTATGCCAGTTTCATCGCTGCCGGGGTTATTGGTAGTTGCCGGGTCAATTGATACCACAATGCGCCCCAGCTCAGGCGGGGCTTCATGCGTTATGACGCCACGGTTCCAAAGCGCGTTATCGTCATCTGCGTTGTACGCGCCTTCGAAGAACCGGCGGCGCTGGCGCTCTGGCATGTTCTGCAAACTGCGGATGTATTCCGGCGACAGGTTTTCCGCGTTATCCTGCGGGTTAACCACGGCATATACATAATCAAGCGCGTGGTCTGGTATCGGCCTGCGGTCTGACGGGTCTTTGCCCAGAACGAATATCTGATACGTCCAGTGCGCCGATGCCGTAGGGTTGAGATCGACATAAAGCTTTTGCGCCATCACGCGGCCATTCACGTCGCGCACAACCTGTGCAAGGCGGGATTTTACCAGTTCAAACGCCTCTAGCGTGATCTGGGATGCCTCGTTCAAGTAGATCGTGACGTATTCCTTGCCCAGTGCCTTATCAAGCCGCGCCTTGTCTTTCAGGCCGCAGAGCCAAATCTGTGACCCGTT